TCACTCAAGGATAAACTTGAAGTAAACTTCCAAGATGAAAATTATTTACCAAAGCGTGCGAAACTGGATGTTTGATTGTGGATGGATTTAAAGCATATCGCTATTACCTCGCACTAAAATTACACTTTACCTCTGACAAATTTAACGTCTTCGAAAACCGAGGAAATGTTAAAGGATCACGTGAAGCGTTTGAAGCGAGAAATGATAGATATATTTTTGAGAAGCTGGCAAGAAAGATTGGCAACGATCGTGATATCATCCAATTCTTTGTTGCAAACTTTGCTTATGGTAATGAGTCTGCAATTTATGCAGGACAAGAAGCCGATGATAATCTAGCCGAATGGAATAAAAGAAAACAAAGCATTACTAAGATTTTTATTGATGATCTAGCGTCTTTACTGACATATGTTGAGATAAATAAACTACCAACTTCTAGTATCTTTGATTTTAATTTTAATGAGTACCCTGCTGCATTAAAGTTGTTTCTTGGTAATAAGATTTCAATTGAAACTCTAGTAATTATAAATGAACTTGATCATATCGTTGAACACTGGCTTGATAACCCTACTGTTCAGCATATATGGAGCAATGAGTTATTGCGAATTAAGAAGTTGACTGGATTCGTTAAATACGATAAAGAAAAACTACGTAAGATATTTACACATTTTGTTGAAGAGTTAGATTAAAATGGGTCGCACTTATTATAAAGCATCAAAGAATTTTGATGATGGGAATTCTAGTAATAGTTCGGGGAAACCTGCTAGACATGCTAATGGTCGAAAGACTGGTGGTATGAGAACTATAAATAACTATGTTGAAGAAGATTATGATTTGAATGACGAAGACTTTAATGATGACGTTGAATTAGATGATAAGATTCAAATACAACATACTAAAAATAAACCGTAATATTAATACTAAGGAAACATACGATGGATATCCAAACACTCCGTAAAATGCGCAATCAAGACTTCAGCAAAATCGCTGGAGAATTTGATAAAATCTCTAACCCACAAAGTGGCGAAAAGAAGTCTTATGACGACAATCGCTTCTGGCGTCTAGAGGGCGATAAAGCTGGCAACGGAACAGCTACTCTCCGATTCCTACCACGTGTTGAAGGCGATGAACTCCCATGGGTTCGCATGTTCAATCACGGATTCCAAGGTCCAACTGGAAAATGGTATATCGAAAACTCTCTAACAACTCTTGGTGAAAATGATCCAGTCGGTGAATTGAACACTATGCTTTGGAACTCAGGTTCTGATGCTAACAAAGAGATCGCTCGTAAACAAAAGCGTAAGTTGTCTTTTACTGCCAACGTACTCATTGTGTCTGACCCAAAGCACCCTGAGAATGAAGGTAAAGTATTCTTGTTCAAGTTCGGTAAGAAAATCTTTGATAAGATTATGGACAAGGCTCGTCCAACCTTTGAGGACGAAAAGCCAGTAAACGTGTTTGATTTGTGGGAAGGTGCCAACTTTAAATTGCGTATGCGCAAGAAAGATGGTTATGCTAACTACGATGAGTCCGTGTTTTCTGACCCATGTCCTGTAGCTGACAGTGATGAAGAAATTGTTCGTGTCGTTAATGCTCAGTACAAGTTGTCTGAGTTTACCGATCGTAGCAACTTCAAGTCTTATGATGAATTGAAGAAGAAACTAGACGCAGTTCTTTCTGGTGATACATTCGCTGGTAAGTCTGCTGCTCAGATGGCTGAACAAGAAGATCGTCCAGTTGCTGCAGCACCTACCTTTGCTTCTAAGCCAGCACCTGCTCCAAAAGCAGTAGCTGTGGATGATGACGAAGATGTTATGTCTTACTTCAAGAAAATTGCAGCTGAAGAATAAGCGTTAACACTACTGTTGTTTAATGGTTTTCACTAGATGAAAATCCTGTCATTATCACTAAGTATATATGACAGGATTTTCTGTTAATCTTCTAGGAGTTAATTATGTGGACTAAACCAACTGCAGTTGAAATGCGTTATGGCTTTGAAATTACAATGTACGTAATGAATCGTTAATATAATTAAGTAACAAACAAAAAGGGATCCGCAAGGATCCCTTTTTTCATTATGTGAATAGACTAGACATATACCTACCTATAGAAGATTCTACATTTCTAATTGGAGGTCTCATTTGAACTTGAGTAGTATTATTATTTGTAGTAACTGGAGCATTGACCACATTAGTCTTATTAGATGGCGCAGGGGTTTCTTTGGCACCAGCATTCTCAGCAGACTTTGCATCAACTTGATTTGCAGTAGTAGGCGCAGCAGCTGCAGCAGTAGGTTTTTTATCAGATTTAAATGGATAAAATGGACCAACTGATATTTCTGGCGTTAATTTTGTTGCGCCAGCTAAAATAACTTTTGGAATGCCAATCTTTTCTATGAATCCCATAAAACTATCTTTAATACTACCCATAAAATCTGTAAATGGTTTGACAATATGATCTCCAATCCATTTAGCAAAATCACCAATGACTGCTTTTATTTTTTCTTTATCAAATAAACCGAATGTTAAGAAGTCAACAATGCCAGCAAGCCCAGTCATAAGTGCTGCACCAATATCTCCTGTTTTTGCAAAGACATCGAATGCTTCAAAAACGCCATCAAATAAACGACCCCAAAACTTCACGAATGGCTCTACAAACCACGTATACATAAATTTGCTGAAGTCTCCGATAATTCCTTTAATCATTTCTTTATCAAATAAACCGAATGTTAGGAAATCAATAATACCAGCAAGCCCAGCTATTAATGCTGCTCCGATATCACCTGTTTTCATATATTCATCAAACCCATCCATAACACCTTCAAATAACGCACCAATAATCATACCAATTGCAAATACTCTTCCTAGTGCTTTTAGAATTGTTCCTGGATTTAACAGTGATTTAAATGCTTTCATTAAGCCAGTGCCCAAGAAACTCATAATAGTATCTAAGAAACCACCACCAGATGCTTTCGCTGGTTCTGTTTTCTTATCACCACCTTTTTTATCACCACCAATATTATCAGCAATTGTTTGAAGAAGATCTAACTCTTGTTGCTGCATCTTCATATTTTCTGCAGCTTCTTCAGCACCTTGAGTTGCTTCAGCAGCAGTAGTGGTAGGAGTTTTACCGAGTTCAGAAACTGCAGGAGTTGGCACCAAGTTACTCATTCCAGAAGTAGCTTTCTTGTCTGCCACTTTTGCTGCTTGAGCAGGAGTCATCTTGGCTGCTCCAGCAGTAGGAACTAAATTGCGATTGACTGGAGTTGGGCTGTAAATATCTGTTGCTCTTTGATATTTACCAAACTCATCTGCATTTGATTGACGCTTTTCTAATAGTTTAGCAAATTCAGGATTAGATGATTTTAATTGATCTTCACTTATCTCTGCGCCACCATTAGCAGCTGCAGCTTTTATCTTTTCGATTTGCGCTTCAGTTTTCTTTGTTGCTTTAGCTGCAGCTTGTGCGCCTGCATAATCTTTCTTAAGGTCTTTTGTAGAAGCAGTGCTGCCCAGTGCTCGTTGTTGTTCAACGAACTTATCACGTTCTAGTGTTTTATTAAAGACACCACCAACATTTAAAGCACCAAGAACAGTTTTCTTAAGACCACCAGCAGAACCGAACTTTTCTTTAAGACCTTCTTTCTTATCACCCAACTTTTCACCAAGAGTTTTAAACGTCTTCATACCTTTTGCCATCTCAGCGATATTCTTTGCTTCTTTATCCCACTCAACTTGGAACTCATCTTGAGTTTTCCAGTAACGACGGCTACCTTTAAATTGCTCTTTGGCAACTTTTAACATTTCTTCTTGTATCTTAGAATAGTCTGGTTGAGCAGCAACAGTAGATGTCGTTTCAGCTTTCTTAACTTCTTTAGACAAGTCTAGTAGTGTCTTAATAGAAGTCAGTTCACCAAGCGCAGTTTGCTGCATTTCAAGTAACTTAGAAAAAGCAACATCATCCCACGCTACAACTGATTGAGTAATCGTCTGCTGTATATTATAACCCATCTCTGCTGGTTTTTGTTTTGGTGGACTTTTTCTTTTTGCCATTTTAGGTATCTCTATTTGTTAGCTGCTATTCTTTGTTTTTCTTCTTCTAAATACTGAATCAATAATGTGGTATAAACTTCTCTTTCAAAAGGTATCATAGTTTCAATCTCTGCCAAGGAGTATTTGTGGTACTGCATCAAAGCGAAGTTTAGTTTATAGTAGTTCGCCAAGTTTTCATGACAGAGATTCATTAAAAAAAACTTTGCATTCCTTCTAAGGTTTTCTTATGATGTAGATTGCAAATTGGACAATCATACTCTACATCCTTTTTAATCCTTGGTAATGTAGCAAAGAATTGTTGAACTTTTACAAACTGCTCAGAGTTTAGATTATAAAGGAAATCTAGAAGTTCTGTTTTCTTTTGTTCTTTTGCATAATGAATTTTATCGCCTTCGTAGATTAGTTCAATACAATCAGCGACAATATCAAAGATGTTATCAAGATCATCAGAATTAGTTTTTTCTAACTTGGTCATAATCTCAATAGTAGGATACTTCATCATAATACCAACTTCACCAAACAAGTCAATCTTGTTAGTGTGACCTTCTGGTGTTTCTACTTCAATCTTAGTAAGATCAATAGAGATCTTTACTTTGGCTTTATCATTCTGGTCACCATGGTCAACATCGCATGGAAAGTACAATTCGATAATTTCACCAACAGACTTTGCTCGAATTTGAGTAAATATATACTCAAGGTCAAACGTAGAAAGCATATCTGGATCTATTTTATCTAAGATACAAGATCTAATTACGTCTTTTAAAGTATCAACCATAACAACAATGTCTTCACTTTGTTGCGCAATTAATATTGATTTTTCTTCTTTGACTAAAAATGGGCGATACTTAACACTTTTTTTAGTTGAAGGGATCACCAAGTTGTACGTTGGTGTGCTCATTACTGGTAATGCCATAATTATTCTCCTTTAGACATATTCTTAATTAACTTATTCAACTCAGCTGTGCTACCAACAAAGATAGCGTTATTTGTAACCTTGTCACCTGCACCTTTCTTTGGCGCATCTAGTTTTTGTTTCTGCAGATGTATATCCAATAGTTGTTGGTTAACATCAGCAAGTTGTTTCATAAGGTTGCCCACAACTTCAAAAGCACGTGGGTGTTCAGATTGTTTTGCAACTTCTAACGCATGATATAAAGCATTCTGACCAGTTATTAGAAGTTCACGTAGATTTCCTCTAGTAGTTTCGTAGTCAGTTTCAATTTTACCTTCTGGTGTTTTTACAATTTCACCAGTGGTATTATCAATCACTTCGCTTACTTCACACTTTGGTGTGGGAGGTGTCATATTAAACACCTCGGATAATGTATCATCAATTTTCATATTAGTCGTTACGAGTATTTCTAGTTGGTGGATCAGCAGGGTCTAGACCACTAAATGACGTAAGAGTTGGCTTAATTACTGGCGCTGGAACCGCAGCTGTAGGTAAAGTTGGTGTTACATTTACTGCTGACCCTGCAATCTTTTCTTGCGTGCGACCAAACGCAGCTATACCAAGAACAGCACCCATTGCTAGGTGAAATAAGCCAGCACCTTGAAGTGTTAGCGGATTCCATTGCGCCATATTCGCTGTGTGTAATACTGCGTGCAAGATAGACCATAGAACAGGGAATACCACAAAGTCGCAAATACACACAACCATGTACATCCAACCCATGGCTGGACGCCATCTTTTTTGCATCCAATCTTCTTCTTTTTTAACTTCTTCTACCATACATTACCTCTTTAAAATACCTGGAATTTTTGTCACAATTTTGGAACCAACTGCACCGATTGCGAAATTCTTTAATCTGTTCACGAACTTAGTTAGAGGATCGTTTTGTACTTTTGTTGCACTTGGAGTTTCGTTAAAAACTGGATTATACTTATTATTATATCCAGGAATGCCAGTAACAACAGTATCTCCAATAAAAATTGGATTATATGCACTTGGTGTATCGCCTTCAAATTGATATGGGTAGAAACTACCATCATATTGATCTTCGTTATATGTAGTAGTATATTTACCAACATAATAGTATTTGTAAGCAAAATTAACAGATAACTTCATTATGTCTTTTCCAGCATAATCTAATTGTATTGTACCAATACTTTTTGGGAATGCTTCATATAACTTAACACCGTATCTAGAATTATTTTTTAAATCTTGTACTTCAATTACGATATCGCAAGTATAATTATCGTAATAATTAAAATTTCTAGTACCTGGATTTTGTATTGATGTTATCCAATCATCAAAAAATGTTTTTACTGTCATTGATGTATCAACATAGAATGACATATTAACATCGTCAAACAATCTTTCATATGGCGCTTTTCTAGTTTCACCATAAGTCCTCATATCAGAAGTGTTAAAGTTTGTTCCTGGAATTTGAATTTGGTCGCATAGCATTAATACATCTCGTGATCTTTCTCCACGATTTGATATTAATACAGTGTATCTGTTAGTTCTTGCTAAACCACCAAGTTTTACTAATGATATAAAATCGTTTAATGGAGATTGTGCCATTTATGCTCTTCTTATAATTTTTCTGGAATCTGCCCAGACTTGTTGTTTGGATGCGCCAACAAATCTTTCAACAGGTAATAACATAGCAGTTGCCCAGTCTTCTGAATAGATTTGTCTAAATTGGCTTCTTACATGACCAGATAAATATTGTTTTACGCAGGGCTTGGCAGGAGCAAAACGAGAAACTCCATCAATCAATGCCCAGCTGTATTTGATTCTTGTTGTTTCATCCATACGACTATTGTTCTTAAATACTAGCAACTGGTCCAGTAAGTTAATTCTTAGGTGGTATGGTAGATAGTGCATATTTAAACCATAGAATCCGTCTTGAGTTTTTCTAAAAGGAAACACTAATGGAAATCTGTCATAATATGGTAGATCGTCTTTTGTTTTTGGATCATATACATACATATATAAGTTTCCAGGAACGATAGCAGATCTTAGGTGGCTCGGCTCACCCTTCAACACTTTATTTGGAGTGATCCCTTGCGTCGCCATAGCAGCGACTTGCTTTTCGAACCAACCTCTAGATCTCTTTACCGCATTGGTAAGGTCAAATTTGTTTTGGTCGAAAACGTCTTGAATTGGTTTCTTAATAGCCATATTCTTTATTTAGGTCAAACCAACCCAAGTTCTTTTTCTGTTATGATTTTAAATTCCCAGCCACGATCTTTGCAGTATTCTGTTGCTGCTTTCCATTTGGCTTGGTTTTTAATATAAGCCATGGACTCAGTGATATATCTCTTAGTTTGACGTCCAGGATATTCTGGCGGAACACATTGTTTAGCTGGTTTTACTTCAACTAGATATCGCTTTAATGATCCATCTTTCTGTTGAACTTGGATCTGAAAGTCTACGAAATAACGATGAATTTTATTGTCGGTTGGGCAACGATAAGGTACTATCGTTTCTTCCGATTGCCACTTTATAATGCTTGGATTCTTGTCACACCAAGATGCAAAACGAGTCTCCCAACTAGATCGCATGATAATGTTGGTTGGATCTCCAGTATATTTTTCTGGATATAAAGGTTTGAACAATCTTTTATGGAACATAAATAAGTAATAGAATAGCCAATAACCCACTATTTAGAGAAATTAAATGGCAGATACCACACCAGCAACGCAAGCAGCACCAGCTTCT